GTCCCATTGTGCGCTGCAACAGCATGGCGAATACTCACAGAAAGATAACTAAATGTCAGCACAACAAATAGCCACTACCTTGGGCAATGCAAAAAAGGTAGGCAATGGTTACCTAGCATCATGCCCCGTACCCGATCACGGTCAAGGTAAGGGAGATAAGCATCCATCCCTATCCATCACCGAATCAGTTGACGGGAATTACCTCTTCAAATGTCACGGTGGCTGCGACCAGCACACAGTGTTCAGCACCATCAAGGACATGGGCATACTCCCGCAGCTACCAGATAGACCTGAATACCTGTCCAGCATCAAGCCGATATCTAACAGTTCACAGGCCACAACCCCGACAGTCATGACACTTGAGCATGAATGGCATTACGTTGATGAGGACGGCATCTCCCTCTTTCTCAAGCAAAGATATAAGACCAATGACATCAAAGGAAAGACATATAAGACCTTACGAGTCATGCCCGATGGCAGTCGAGTAGGCAAGTTAGGTGACTGCCGCATCATCCCCTACCGACTCCCCGAACTGCGACAAGCAATTGCCGATGGCAGAGTCATATATATAACTGAGGGTGAGAAAGCGGCAGATAGCTTATGCAGTCTTGGGGTAGTGGCGACCACCTCTCACGCTGGTGCTGGTGGTTGGAATCAGGACTTGAACCAGTACTTTGCTGGCGCAAATGTCGTGATAGTTCCCGACAATGATGCCGCTGGATGGGGTTACGCCCATAAGATTGTTGAGTCCTTACTTGGATCAGGTAGCACAAAGAGCATCAGGGTCTTGGATTTACCCCTTACTCAACCCAAGGAAGATGCCTATGAGTGGGTCAATAGGTATGACGGTTCAAGGTCGCTGTTGGCACAACTGGCAAAAGCCTGTCCTATCGTCAAGTCTGTAGAAGATGTATGGCAACCATCAAGGCTGCATGATTATGTGCCTGAGCCACAACCAAAAGAATCTAGTGCTACCGTCAAAGAAGCAAAACCCTCCAGATTACTGGTCGAGTCTTGGGACTCAATTAAAGATGAGCCAGTTGAGTGGCTCGTGCAGTCAATTGTCCCGAAGAAAGCATTTGTAGCTCTCTACGCACCCCCTGCCTCATACAAGTCATTCATCTCCCTTGATTTGGCAGAGGCGATTGCAACAGGCAGAGATTGGATGGGTTACAAGATACCCAAGAAAGGCGCAGTCTTATATATATGTGGTGAGGGTCATGGCGGTATGGGCGCAAGGGTGAAGGCTTGCAAGATACAGAATCAAAGTCCAGATGGCGCAAACCTGTACATCATCAGGGCGCAACTCAACCTGAGATCAAGTCCCGAAGACTTCATAGAACTACTCAACGCAATCAATGACCTGATAGCTGAGATAGGTGAACCTTTAGAGATCATCATCCTTGATACCCTGATGCGTATGTCTGGCGGTGGATTTAACGAGAACAGTTCTGAAGACATGGGTGCATTCATCACCCAAGCAGGAAAACTCCAAGAACTCTTCGAATGTGCCTTGATGGTAATTCATCATAGTGGTAAGGACATCAGTAAGGGCTTGCGAGGTCATAGCTCCTTGCTAGGTGCTGTAGACACTGAACTTGAGATACAGCGGCAGGATTCAGTTATCAACTCAGCAGATTCAAGCGTCATAGGTAACGCAATCTTGACCGTTAGCAAACAAAAAGACGGTGCAGATAGCATCCAGATCGGCATTGAAATCGTGCTGGTGGAGATTGGAACATCAGACCTTGGGTTTGAAATTACCACCTCATTAGCCATCAGGCACAACCCCGACATCGCAAATGACAAGCCTAAAGGGTCTAAAAACAACTCAGGTAGCGGCAACAATCAGCGGATTGAGATGGATTCGTTAATGAAAGTGATTAAGTCTAAAGGAACATACAGTGAAGTAGATGGTACTAGTAGGTATGGAGTCAGTTTGGACGATTGGAGAGCCGAATTCTGGTCTATGAAAGGGTGTACTGAGGATGATAAGACGGCCTTTAAGAAAGCATGGCTTCGTGCTAGGGAGCGTCTTGTTAGCGTAAATAAGATTGTCATTGGGTCAAATTGGGTTTGGTTGAAATCCAGTTTGGATAATTAGATGCTGTACATCTATCCAGTGACAAACGAGACAAACAGGGACAAATGTCCCAAATGTCTTTTCGAGGAGATGGGGACAAACCACCTCTTGTCTATAAACAAGAGGTTTGTCTCCTGTCCCTTTGTCTCTTTGTCGTTTTTGAAAGGAAATTGAAAATGGTTAAATCACGGTTAAGAAAAGATGTTCCTAAAGTTGAGATTAAAAGGTATGAGCCAACTACTTGGGATATTCAAGCCAGTGCGGTTTTGGTTGAACTTGAGTCAAGGAAAGAGGAACATCACCAGAAATGGGGTTGTGAGAGATTGATTACTTTAGTTGACAGTGAGTTTAGGGAGAGGTTTTGGGGTCAGATGGCTAGGGTTTGGGATGCCATCGATCACAAAGACATTGAACGGCTGCGTAAAGCAATTGCAGGGATGGTCAAAGGTTATGACCATCTAGAGAAATGGGGTGAAGATAATGAGATCAACCCAAGCCCCACAAACATCAGATTCGTTGAATGGAAAACTCAATCAGGTCAGATCATGGCAGTTACAGAAACGATAAATGATTGCATTGATTTGCAAAAGCTACGCAAAGACCTAACCATCTGGACTCTGGAAGAGTTTGAGGCCATCATCAATGAGCCAGCAATCCAGTTCATCATCAAGGCCAAAGCGTTTGACCCAACCGCACAGGTCAAGAGGTTCAAAGCTGGTGATGACTTTGGTAAAGGCTCAGGCTTTGACGATATGGTCGATGACCTAGAACCCATCTACGGCGGTGGTGATGCGCCGAAGATGTTTAACCTTCCTAAGAGGAAGTAATGGCGAGTCCTCAGATCAACACTGTCCAGTTCAGGCGGAAGCTGACTGAGGAACAAAGGACAATCCTATTGTGTGCCGGCAAAGGGAACATCACCAATGGCTTTAAGAATGCCTTGGACTGCTACGCCATCTTATGGGAACTTGGATACCGCCCTAGAAACGATTTATATGATTTCTTAGGGGTAGATAAGGGAGAGCCATATAAACCTGTTGTAGGCGATTCTGACGAGGATTAGAGGCATTGCGTGGCTAGAGTTATTGCTATCCTTGGTTACGATCTCTAAACACCATTTCATAATGTGAAATGCAATCCCATAATATGGAATGTCCCCCAATAATGCACCATCCGCCTCTTTCCCTCTCCGCCTCCGCCAGCCAGAATCCGCCGAGCCAAAAGTTATCCACAGGTTATCCACAGATCGGAGGGCAAGTTATCCACATATGCACAGTCTGGTTGCAGTTTGCATCTCAGAATGCCCAAATCAGTAATACTTTCTATGATTTTGAGTTAACATAATGGACATTGTATTAAATGGATTTTGTCAGCCGTTTGTAAGCGTCTAGAAAAACACTAGCAAAATCAACAGCTTACAGAAGTTATCCACACTATCCACAGTTTCCTGTGGATAACTCGCATCTGGCAATTTGCCTGTGGATAACTTTCGATGGGGGGGGAGGGGGTGCGGTCGGTCGGTCAAAGTTGTGGGAGCATCCGCCCCCCTCAAAAAGCTAAATTAGAAAAAGGGGCAACTCCCCCACTCCCCGCTACGAAAAAAAGAGGTGTTGGCGCAGGGAGTTCCGAATTAGTAATTAGATAACCTTAAGGGAAATCATTCGGGTACTATGCGCCAACGCTGATAAATCTACCATATCAAGCCACAATTTGCTATAGTCCCCACCTATCACGCCCATAACGCACAAGGATAATCGTGAAGATAGAACAGATTGACGGCATCCAAGACGAGCCACAGGCGCAGCTAGAGAAGAAGAAAGCTGGCAGACCTAAAGGTATTTACGGTTTAAAGCGTCAGATACAGGAGTACGCAAGGAATCCTGAGCTTGCGTTGCCCAAGACTGACAGCCAGAGAATCAAGGACTTGAAGGATATGCTTATCAGGTCGAGTGGTAAGGATGTTGTGGAGAAGATGATTTCAATTGCGTTGAACGACAACCACCCTGCTCAGATGGCGGCTATCAAGATGTGTGTGGACAGGACACTTCCTATATCCATGTTTGACAAGGATAAAGGCCAGAGGAGTGCAGTCAACATCACAATCACTGGCATAGGCGCACCTACAGTAGAGGCAACTACGATTGATCCAGACGACATCCAAGACGTAGAGGCTAAGAATGGCTGACTTGAACTTTGCGCTCCTCCCTTGGCAACAGGAAGTCTACGCCGACAAGACGAGGTTCAAGGTTGTCGTAGCTGGACGGCGGTGCGGTAAGTCTAGGTTAGCTGTCACGACACTATTAATAGAGGGGTTGAGTTGCCCTGCTGGTAGTGCGGTGCTATACGTTGCCCCTACCCAAGGTCAGGCTAGGCAGATCATTTGGGATGTACTCTTGGACATTGGCAGGGAGATCATTCAGTCTAGCCATGTCAATAATATGGAAGTGACCTTGATTAACGGCGCAAAGATATATGTGAGGGGATCAGACAGACCTGATACCTTACGGGGTGTCAGCTTGACTTATGCGGTGTTGGATGAGGTAGCTGACATTAAGCCTGAGACTTGGGAACAGGTGATTCGTGCGTCACTGAGTGATAAAAAGGGTCGGTGCATGATGATCGGGACTCCCAAGGGTAGGAACTGGTTCTACGATTTGTACAACTTGGGTCAGGATGGTAGTGATCCTGATTGGAAGTCGTGGCACTTCACTACCAAAGACAACCCCCTGATAGACCCTGATGAGATTGAGTCTGCCAAGAAGACCCTGAGTTCCTTTGCTTTCAAGCAGGAATACCTTGCCAGTTTTGACAATGCTGGCTCTGACGTTTTTAAAGAAGAATGGATTAAATATGGAGAAGAACCTGAACATGGCTCGTACTACATTGCTGTCGATCTGGCAGGGTTTGAAGAAGTGGCTAGACAAGCTGCTAATTCCAAGAAAAGGCTAGATCAGACTGCCATTGCTGTTGTTAAGGTAACAGAAGATGGCAAATGGTTTGTTAAAGAGATTGTTTACGGGCGGTGGGACATCAGGGAAACTGCGGCTACGATCCTGTTGAAGATGCGGGAATACCGCCCTTTGAGCATTGGAATTGAGCGTGGAGCATTAAAAAACGCAGTTTTGCCGTATTTGAGTGACTTAATGCGTAAAAATAATGTATATTCACACATAGTTGACTTGACGCACGGCAACAGGAAAAAGACTGACAGGATTATCTGGAGTCTCCAAGGACGGTTTGAGCATGGGCGTATTGTGCTGAACTCTGAGGAAGATTGGGATGAATTCAAAGATCAACTCTTGATGTTTCCAGCCCTTGGTGTTCATGATGACTTGCCTGATGCCCTTTCCTACATTGACCAACTGGCTGTAACCTCATACTTTGTTGATGACCAAGAAGATGAGTGGGAGCCTCTAGATATTATTTCGGGGAATTAAATGGCAACAGATAAAGAAGTCAAACTTGAACAGAACGAATTTTATGAGCCTACTGAGGCTGATAAAGAACTGACCGATTTCATCACTAGCCACTGCGACAAGTGGCGTGACTACAGAGACACTAACTTCCTGCCCTCCTACCTAGAGTACGAGCGCATCTTCCGTGGTCAATGGGCATCTGAAGACAAAACCCGTGAGTCAGAACGCAGCCGAATCGTAACTCCTGCTACTCAACAAGCAGTCGAGACTCGTCACGCTGAGATCATGGAAGCCATCTTTGGTCAAGGTGACTTCTTTGACATTGAAGACAATATCCAAGATGTAAACGGGAATCCCATTGATGTTGAGATAATTAAGGCTCAACTCACTGAGGATTTCAAGAAGGACAAAATCAGAAAAGCTATTGACCAGATTGAATTGATGGCTGAAATCTATGGGACAGGCATTGGCGAGATTGTTGTCAAGACTGAAACTGAGTATGTTCCCTCGACTCGACCTATTCCTAATCAACAGGGTCAGGCAGCTATTGGCGTGATGGAGCGAGACAGAATTTCTGTCAAGATCATGCCTGTCAACCCCAAGAATTTTCTATTCGACCCGAATGGTACTTCCATTGACGATTGTATGGGGGTAGCGATAGAGAAATACGTTTCAATTCATAAGGTTGTGCAAGGTATTGAACGTGGAATCTACCGTAAGGTGGACATTGGTACTGCCAGTGAAGATACTGACCTAGAACCTACCCAAGAAGTAAGCCAGTATCAGGATGAGAAGGTTCTTTTGTTGACTTACTACGGGCTAGTTCCCCGTGAGTACCTTGAGAACATGAAAGAGAACAAGGATATTGTTGAATTGTTCCCTGAAAACTCAGCGGCAGAAGACTACACCGACATGGTTGAGGCTATTGTCGTGATTGCCAATGATGGAATGCTGTTAAAGGCTGAAGAAAATCCATACATGATGAAAGACAGGCCAGTTCTGTCTTACCAAGACGATACTGTGCCAAACAGGTTGCTTGGTCGTGGTACGGTGGAAAAAGCATTCAATATGCAAAAGGCCATTGATGCTCAGACCCGCAGCCACTTAGATTCACTGGCATTGAGTACCTCCCCCATGATGGCGATGGATGCAACTCGCTTGCCTCGTGGTATGAAGTTTGAGGTAAAGCCTGGAAAAGCTATTCTGGTCAATGGTTCTCCTAGCGAAATTTTGTATCCGTTTAAGTTTGGACAGACTGATCCAAACAACCTTGCAACTGCCAAAGACTTTGAGCGAATGTTGCTACAAGCTACAGGAACTTTAGACTC